AAGAGTTGTTGGTAATAATCTTTATATCTGGAATGGATCCGGTTGGTTTAGAATTGCTTTGATTAACACCACACCTACGTGGGACTCTGGAGGGCAACCCGCTGCATCTTATGCATTAGATGCTGACAGTCCACAGGATGCTACCGTTATCACATTAGCCGCTTCAGATCCAGAAGGTCTTCCCATATCATATTCTTATGTTACATCTGGTTCAATGGATAGCATGTCTACTATCAGTCAAGACTCATCTGTCTTTACAATTACACCTAAAACTGTTACCGAAGTAGGAGAAGGTGTAACTTTAACTGGATCAATTACATTTAGAGCATCAGACGGTATTAATATTCTTCCTAGTGTATCAAGCTTTACTCTTATTTTTATCACCACAATACAAAATAGCAAATATACAACTTTACTAGCAACAGCAACTGATACAGGTGATAATAATGACATTACCGACTCATCCACTAACAACCACGCTATTGCCGTAAACGGTGATGCTCATGCTGGTACGTTTAGTCCCTATCGTCATGGTGGATATAGCACTTACTTTGATGGGTCTGGGGATTATTTAAGTGTTCCTGACGATGCTTCGCTAGATTTAGGTACAGGCGACTTTACTTTAGAAGCTTGGGTTCGTATGGATAGTACATCAGGTAATAGAATAATTTTTGAAAGATATACTTCTGGAAATAATGGAAGCTTCCAATTGTACTATAGAGATACTGGCAACTCTATAGCTTTCTGGACTGTGGCCGACGGTGTTATTGCTCAAGATCCAAGTTCTTCTACTATTAAAGTAGGCTTTTGGCACCATATAGTTGCTACTAGAGAGAGTGGTACTTTAAAATTATATGTCGATGGTTCTCAAGTAGCATCTGCTTCATGCACAACAAATTTTGATAGCACGTTATCTTTAACGGTTGGTGCGCAGGTAAGTACTGGAACAAATTACTTTGGCGGTTATATATCTGATTGCCGGATAGTTAATGGTACTGCTCTTTACACATCAGCATTCACTCCACCCACCGAACGCCTTACTGATGTCTCAGGAACAGGATATTCTACTTCTCTACTTACCTGCCACCTTCCATACATAGCAGACGGTTCCTCTAACGGTCACACGATCACAATAAACGGCAACACCTCAACAAAACCATTCAGCCCATACGACAACTTAGAATACTCAGTAGTAGATTACGGAGGTTCTGTATATTTCGATGGAACTGGAGATTATTTAACGGCAGGAAGTCAGGCTAATTGGAAATTTTTAAATGATGGTTCTACAGATTATACAGTAGAAGCATGGTTTTATCCTACAAGCACAGCATCTCGTATGGAGATAATATCCACTAATACAAACACAGTAAACAACGGTTATGGTGTTACATTCATAACATCTCTAAGCGGTGATGGTGCTATAATATATCAGATAGCAAATGGAGTAGATGGTCAGTCTTTTAAAATTACAACGGATCCTAATGTAGTTACAGCAAACACATGGAATCATGTTGCTGTAACTCTTAATGTTTCTGGTCAAGAATTAAAAGTGTATGTGAACGGAAAATTAGTAAAAACTGAGACTAGGTGGGGTATAAACGGTCTCTACTATGCTACTACATTTAATTACGGCAATTCTAATCCAAATTTTACTTTAAATATTGGAAGATGGGTCGGCACTGTTTCTGGAAATGGTGGCTACGCAAATGGCAATATACAAGATCTTCGTATTACTAAATCGCGGGTATATACTACAGATTTTACTCCACCAACAGCACCACTATCTACCATAACAAACACTGATTTTCTTCTTAACGGAACAGATGCTTCCATCATAGATAAGTCTCAAAACGCTAACCTAAAGCTGGTTGGTAATACTACTGGTTCAACAACTCAGGTTAAGTTTGCGGATACTAAGTCAATGTATTTTGATGGGACGGGCGATTATATAACATCTAGTGTAGTAAGTTTTGGTAATTCATTTACTGCTGAAGCTTGGATTTACCAACCAGTCACAGCAGGAACGGGTGCCAGCGCAGATGATGTTTTTAGTGTATGGAACAACAGTAATGGCCAGAAATCATTTATACTTCGCATTGACGGAACATCTCTGATGTTATATGCAAGTTATGATGGAACCACAAACAATATTTCTGCATTGTCAGGTGGCACTATTAATACAAATACATGGCACCATATTGCATTAACTTGGGATGGTAGCAACTACAGGTTATTTGTAGATGGCACAGTGGTACAAACTCAAGCCAGCTCAACTGCTCCTTATTCTTCAAATGACCCACTCCAAATAGGTTCAAGTAAGTCTGGAGCAGGTGGGGCCCAAGGCGGGTTTTATCAGGGATATATTCAAGACGCTAGATTTACCAGTGGTCTAGCAAGATACACCGCAAACTTTACACCACCAACAGAACCACTTAAAGGATAGTATTCCCTATTCTCAACCAAGTACTCTTTTATTATAATATTTTTTTTAATAGATGTAAATAAAAAAATAACAATATTTAGTAATTTTTTTGAAAAAAATAGCTCATATAGATATTTACAAAAACCTTGTAATACTATATAATAGTACCAACAACTAAACAATACATACAACTGCACTTTATTACAATACCATAATTTTAATTAGTTATGGTATAGTATTTTTCGTGCTATAAAAAGAAAGATGCCAATGTTATTTCAAGAACAAATAGCCAGAAAACCAGACCTTTATCCTTGGACTAAAGATTTTATTGAAGCAATTTGGAAAGGATTTTGGACCCCAGAAGAATTTAATTTTAGATCTGATTATTCACAATTTAAAACAGATTTAACTCCACAAGAACAAGAAATAGTAGTAAGAACTATGTCGGCTATTGGGCAAATTGAAATAGCAGTTAAATCTTTTTGGGCAGAAGTTGGTAATAATTTGCCACATCCATCTATCAAAGACTTAGGTTTTGCTATGGCAAATTCTGAAGTAATTCATAATATGGCTTATGAAAAGATTCTTGATGTATTACATTTAACTCACGTATTTGAAGAAAATTTAAATGTAGAAGTTATTAAAAAACGTGTTGATTATCTTCGTAAATATAATAATAAAGTTTATGTTGATGATAAAAAACAATATATCTATTCAATTATGCTGTTTACTTTATTTGTAGAAAATGTAAGTTTGTTTAGTCAATTTTATATAATTATGCATATGAATAGAAATAAAGCAGTAATGAAAGATTGTGCACAACAAGTACAATATACACGTAATGAAGAAATGTTACATGCTCAAGTTGGTATTAAATTAATTAATACTCTACGTGAAGAATATCCAGAACTATTTGATGAAGAATTAGAAGCAAGAGTAAAAGAGGAGTGCATTGATGCATTAAAAGCAGAAAGTAAAGTAATTGATTGGATTATGGGAGATTATGAAGTAAAGGGATTAAGTGCACCAATTCTTAAATCTTTCATTGCAAAAAGAATGGCAGATTCTTTAGAACAGATAGGATTTGATAATAGTGAAATAATATATAACCAAGATTATATTAATGAAACTTTTTGGTTTGATGAAGAATTATATGGTACAAATATGACTGATTTTTTCCAAAAACGTCCTGTTGAATATGCAAAAGGTCGCGGCATATCTGCAGATGATTTATTTTAATGGAGAACAATATGGGATTTGAATGGGCAAACGACGACTCTCGTACTTTTTTAAGTAGAGGTTATATAGACGGAAATATGACGGTTGAAGAACGTGTAAGAATTATTGCATGGACCGCAGAGAAAATTTTAGATAAAGAAGGCTTTGCTGATAAATTTTATGATTATATGAGTAAAGGTTATTATTCTTTATCTTCACCAGTATGGTCAAACTTCGGTACTAAAAAAGGTTTACCAATATCTTGTAATGGTGTTTATATTGAAGATAATATGGAGTCTATACTTTTAAAAACCGCAGAAGTTGGTATGCAAACAAAAATGGGAGCAGGTACTTCTGGATATTATGGCAGTTTAAGACATCGTGGTGCTCCTATTAAAAGTGGAGGTACAGCAGACGGACCAGTTCACTTTATGAACTTAACGGAAACCACCGTTGATGTTGTAGCACAAGGAAATGTTCGTAGGGGTTCATTTGCAGCATATCTTGATATTGAGTCTCCAGATATTATGGAGTTCCTTGATGCTCGTGAAGAAGGATCTTCTATTATTAATATGTCATTAGGTGTTTGTATCGGCGATGAATGGATGCAATCTATGATTGATGGAGATGCTGATAAAAGAACAATATGGGCAAGAGTTCTAAGGAAGCGGAGAGAGTCCGGATATCCATATCTATTTTTTAAAGATACAGTAAATAAAAATAAACCAAGAGTTTTAAGAGATAAAGATATTACAATTTGGGCCTCAAATCTTTGTTCCGAAATTTGTCTACCTTCGTCTCAAGATGAATCCTTTGTTTGTAATCTAGCATCTATGAATTTACTTATGGCAGACGAGTGGATGGAAACAGATGCAGTAGAAACTATGATCTGGTTTCTTGATGCAGTTATGGAAGAATATTGTGAAAAAACAAAAGATATTAAATTTATGCAATCTGCATATAACTTTGCTTATAGATGGAGAGCACTTGGTTTAGGACAACTAGGATGGCATTCTTATCTTCAATCTAAAATGATTGCATTTGAATCATTTGATGCACATTTACTTACAGCTAAGATTAGTAAATTTATTGATGATCGTTCATTAGAGGCATCTAAAGAATTAGCAATTGAATATGGTGAACCAGAAGGTATGTTAGGTACAGGACAAAGAAATCTAACAAGAACGGCCGTTGCTCCAACAACTTCTTCATCTTTTATTCTCGGTCAAGTATCACCATCTATTGAGCCACTTGCTTCCAATTATTTTACAAAAGATTTAGCAAAAGGTAAGTTTACATATCGTAATCCATATCTAAAAAAATGTTTAGAAGAACACGGTAGAGATAACGAAGAAACGTGGGTAGATATTCTAAAGCGTGGGGGTTCAGTACAACATCTTGAATTTTTAACACAAAATGAAAAAGATGTATTTAAAACATTTAGTGAAATTACTCCACTTTCTATTGTACAACAGGCAGCTGCAAGACAAAAGTATATAGATCAGTCCCAGAGTTTAAATATTCTAATTCATCCAGATGTACCAGCTAAAGATGTAAATGCTTTGCTTATTGAAGGTTGGAAATTAGGAGTTAAAACTTTTTACTATCAACGCAGTGCTAATCCAGCACAAGAACTGGTTCGTGACATCATGAACTGTGCATCATGTGAGGGTTAAAACTAAATGAAATATTATTACATTGAGTGTGAAATCTGTGACGAGCAGTCTCAGGTAACAGTAGAAAATTCTTCTCCAGAACCAGAGTTTTGTCCCATATGTGGTCATGTTACTCCTGCAAATTTCTTAGATGAAGAAGATGATTCGGATTAATTGATAAATTAAAAATAATAAAATAATATATAAATAGCTTTATATCTTTATATAAGGCTATTTTTTTTATAAAGGTAAAGCATATTATGATAATGGCGGAACCGTTAGAGTTAGACTAACTTAATTTATAGAAAGTAAATTAATTGTGGTATTTTAATGATAAAGAATTTGATCCAGAGAATTTTGATTTTGAATCTTTAGTTGGATTTGTTTATTGTATAACAGATTTACATAATAATAAAAAATATATAGGTAAAAAAACTTTTTGGTCAACAAAAAGATTAAAACCTTTAAAAGGAAAATCACGTAAAAGAGTAGTTAAAAAAGAATCTGACTGGAGAGAATATCATGGGTCAAATGATGAAGTAAAACTTTTGGTTGAAACTCATGGTACAGAAAGATTTAAAAGGGAAATTCTCCGATTATGCAAAAGTAAAGGTGAGATGACTTACTTTGAAATGAAAGAGCAAATTGATCGTGAAGTATTATTTAGTGATGAGTATTATAATGAATTTATTGGAGGAAAAATTCATTCTAAACACGTCAAAGGGATAATAACACGAGGAGATACCCATGACCAATCAGAACGAGTATGATGTACATATTGTTAGAGTAGTTGATGGTGATACAGTTGATGTAGATATTGATCTAGGATTTAAAATTCAACTTAAAGACGAAAGAGTGAGAATCATGGGTATTGATACTCCTGAATCAAGAACATCAGATAAAGTAGAAAAATTATTTGGCTTAGCTGCAAAAAATAGACTATACCAATTATTAGAAAAAGATGCTAAACTGATCACAACCGAAGATAAAGATGGCGAAGATATGAAAGGTAAGTTTGGTCGTATCTTAGGGGATTTCAGAGCAGCAGATGGTCGTTTGGTTACAGAGATTATGATTGAAGAAGGTCACTGTGTTCCTTACTTTGGTGGATCAAAAGAAGAAGTTCAAGCTCAGCACATGAAAAATAGACAAAGACTTATCAGCGAAGGTGTTGTATCACAGCAAGAAGTAGATGAAGCTGAAATGGAAAACAAAAAGAAAACTAGCTAAGTTTAGAAAAAAGTGGCGAGATTTATGGACTGTTGACAGTATGGTTGACATATGTGTTGATTGTTTTCTTGTTGTTTTTGAAGTCATATATTCTCCTGTACTTATTATAGTTCGGTTACTTCGTCACTTTTTCTTTGAATTTATTGTGGATGGCGTAAAATACTACATAAAAAAATTCATATATTGGAACAGATCATTACCGCCCAAAAAACAAAGAAGAAACTTTTGGATAGGTATGTTTATCATATTTGGATTACCTATAATACTAATACTTCTTGTAGTTATTCTTTTGATTAGTTTACTTTAACCAATATATGTTATAGAATGTTTTTAGTTATAAAAGGAATATATTATGATTATTATTGATTACTCTGGTGTTTCCATTGCTCCTATTGTAATGGGTCATGCTGGTGTAGATGAAAATCTAATTCGACATATGATTTTAAACTCTATACGAATGTATAGAAGTAAGTTTAAAGACAAATATGGTGAAATAGTTATTGTTGCTGATGGTGGTGGCAATTGGCGTAAAGAAGTTTATCCAGAATATAAAAACAATCGCACTAAAAGTAGAGAAGAATCCAAAATTGATTGGGATGAAGCTTTTCGTATTATTGGTATGGTAAGAGATGAGCTAAAAGAAAACTTTCCATATAAAGTAATACATCAATGGGGCTGTGAAGCAGATGATGCTATAGCAGAACTAGTAAAGTGGACACAAGAATTTGGTAATCATGAAGATGTTATGATTGTATCTGCAGATAAGGATTTTCGTCAATTACAAAAATATAATAATGTAAGACAATATTCTAACATTACTAAGAAATTTATAGACGAATCTAATCCTAGACTTTATCTTGCAGAACATATTCTAAAAGGTGATGGTGGAGATGGTGTACCTAATGTTCTATCTGATGATAAATGTTTAGTAGAAGGCCGCCGACAAAATGTTCTTTCAAAGAAAAAGAAAGAAGCCTTACTTGAAGATCCCAAATCTCTTGGAGAAGATGTTTATAGAAACTATCTTCGAAATAAAAAGATGATTGATTTAACAGAAAGTTCAGAATGTCCCGAAAATATAAAACAAGAAATTATAAATACTTTTATTGAACAAGACCAATATAAAAATAAAGGTAAAGTTTTTCCTTTTCTTGTTGAAAAAAGATGTAAGTTATTGCTAGAGAATGTACAGGAGTTTATTTAGAATGGCAAAACTAATTTATGAAGTTATTGAAGAAGCTGGTAAAAAAAGAACTAAAGCCGAAAAAATTGAATATCTGAGAGCAAACGAATCTTGGGCATTAAAAGATGTTCTTAGGGGTACATATGATGATGCTGTTCAATGGTTGGTTCCAAAAGGAGAACCGCCTTATACTCCTAATAAAGAAGAAAGTACACCTTCAAATCTATTAAGACAAAATACACAATTTAGATATATTGTCGACACTCCCGATTCCAGAGGTGTTTTAAAAGCTAAACGGGAAAATATTTATATTAGGCTATTAGAATCAATTCACCCATTAGACGCTAAGGTTGTAATAAACATGGTTAGTAAAAAATCCATAAAAGGTATATCAAAAACAGTAGTACAGGAGGCTTATCCGGGTTTAATACAAAAAGGTTAATAATGAATAATAATCAATCTAAAAACTTTGTAGCTGGCTTCCTTTCCAAGGGATTGCCAGCTTTCACTTTTCTAAAGGAGATAATAATGTCCGATCATCAATTACAAAGACTAATTAAAGATTCTGAAGAATTAAATACATTTACAGACCAGTTAATTGAAGAAGGGGAAACAGAATTGGTGAAAAAAATTGAAGCAAAGAAAAAGTTTTTAGATAAACACATATTATCGGTAATGGAGGTGGCGGCATAATACTTAATTGTAAACTTAACGGTTTACAAATCTCTTAAAATATAGTATTATAGTTACATAACTTATTTGGAGTAACCAATGAATATTTTTGTACTTGATAGTAATCCTATCAAATCTGCACAATTACAGTGTGATAAACACGTAGTTAAAATGATAGTAGAATCGGCTCAAATGCTATCTACTGCTCATAGAATGTTGGATGGCTATATAGAAAAACGTCTTTCAAAGTCTGGAAAAAGAATGATAAATTACTGGGTTCATCCGGATGCAAATATGGAAAATACTTTATACAAAGCAGTTCATCATAATCATCCTTGTACAGTATGGACTATGCAATCTATAGGTAACTATGCTTGGCACTATGAACATTTTATTGGACTTTGTGTAGAATATCAATATCGCTATGATAAAGTTCACAACACACAAATTCTGCTTGAAGAAATTTTGTCTGTTCCACCAAAAAATCTAAATTATAATAAAGGACTCACACCTTTTGCTCTTGCAATGCAACACGAACCTCAATGCATACATATAGGAGATCCTGTACGTTCTTATCAAGAATATTATCAAACTAAACAAGATCGTTTTAAAATGGCTTGGACAAAACGTGATATACCGGAGTGGTTTAATGTTGCAGCTTGATATAGATGTTTTGGAAAAAATAGAATGGGGTAAAGGTATGAAAATGCGTCTTTGTCAAACCCAAGTAAAGAAAAATAAATTAATACAGATTTGGTCGCCGTTATCAAAAAGCTGGAAAACAATGTATAGATATGAAATAGATGATAATTGGAAATGGTGGAAAAATAATGCCAAGTTATACTCTGAAAAACATTAAAGATAATCACACTTGGGATGTTGTGTGTACTTGGGATGAACTTCAAGCCATTCTAAATGAAATGCCTAACGTAATTCAAGTTCTATCTGCACCAAAAATTGTTTCTAGTGTAGGAAGCTTAAATTCAAAAGTGCCAGATGGATTTAAAGATATTTTAAATAAAGTAAAATCTGGTTCTGGGAAAGATAACACAATAAAAACATGAAAAAAAATAATTCATTAACAGTTTCTTTTGATGAACTTGAAAAAATTGATCCTATTACAGATAATCAAAAGAAAGCCTTTGATTTTTGGAATAAAGGTCACAATTTAATATTAACTGGTAGTGCGGGAACAGGTAAAACATTTATAGCTTTATATAATGCTTTTAAAGAAATGTTAAATAAACCTGATATGTACAGACAAATTATGATTATGAGGTCAATGGTTCCTACAAGAGATGCAGGACATCTTCCTGGATCTAAAGAAGAAAAGGAAGACCCCTATAAAGCACCTTATAAAAATATTTGTGATGAAATATTTGGTTATAGAGGAGCATATGGAAAATTAGTAACTGGTAATAAACTTATATTTGAAACAACTTCTTATATTCGTGGAGCAACATTTGACCAAACTATTATAGTAGTTGATGAAATGCAAAACTTGAATTTTCATGAATTAGATTCTGTTATTACTCGTGTCGGAAATGATTGTAAAATTATTTTTTGTGGAGATTATTTACAATCGGATTTTAAATATAATGATGATAAAGACGGGATTATAAAGTTTATAAGTATTGTGGAACAGATGAGATTTTTTAGAGTTATTAATTTTGGTTGGGAAGATATTGTTAGATCAGATCTTGTAAGAGATTATATAATGACTAAAGAAATGTTAAACATATCATAACTAAAGAGGAAAATTTATGTTAAATTGGATAAAACAAAGAATTGGTGAAAGAAGTACACTATCAGGATTGGCACTTATAGTACTAGGATTTCTTGTACTATTTCTTGCTCCACTTGCAAAGATTGCTGCTGGTCTTGCCATATTATATGGTTTATGGGAAATATGGAAAGCAGAATAATGGTAATCATTTACGGTAAAACTAATTGTACATTTTGTGAAAAAGCAAAACAGTTATGTAATGATTATCAATTAGATTATGAATATAAAAATATAGCACATCTTGAATATCTTGAAGAAATGGTGGAAAAGTTTCCAGGAGCAAAAACTGTGCCACAAATAATTTGGTATAATAATATAATTGGAACTTATGAAAATTTTGTAAAAGAAATAGAAAACACAATAGGAGGCTATGGAGAAAATGCCATTTGATTTTGACTTTACTGAAGACCATCTTGCTAAAATTATTCCTGGTAATAATAAAGTAGGAGATTGGTATGAAGCTTTATGTGATATTTTACCAAAGTATGGTATCACGACTGAACGAAGAGTTGCACACTTTTTAAGTCAATGTGCTCATGAAAGTGGTAACTTTAAAAAACTTGAAGAAAACTTAAACTATTCCGCAAAAGCACTACGTGCTGTATTCGGTCGCTATTTTGGTGATGCACCAAAAAGAGATGCAGATGAATATCATAGACAACCCGAAATGATTGCAAATTATGTTTATATGGACGAATTCCGTAAATATAAAATGGGCAATGTAAATGAAGGTGATGGTTGGTTATTTAGAGGACGTGGACTAAAACAACTTACTGGTCGTGAAAATTATACACGATTTGGTAAAACTGTTGATATGACTGCAGAAGAAGCAGCAGAATATGTTGCAACAGAAAAAGGAGCAGTAGAATCCGCATGCTGGTTCTGGGATGCAAATAATTTAAATAATATTGCAGATACCGATGATGTAGTAAAAATGACCAAGAAAATTAATGGTGGTAATATCGGGCTTGAAGATAGACAAAAAAGATACATTAATGCTATGGAAGTATTAGGTATGTCTGCGGATATGGTAGCCGATAATGATGACGATGATATTGAAGACATCATTGATGATATTGGTGTACTACGGAAAGGCTCTCGTGGAGAGGGAGTAAAGATTATGCAAGAAGCGCTCGGTATTGGTGCTGATGGTGTATTTGGCCCAGGCACAGAAAGAGCACTTAAAGAGTGGCAAGCTGCTAATGGTTTAACTCCAGATGGAGTAGCTGGTCCTGCAACTTTTGGAAAATTACTAGAGGACTAAAATGGCTAAGTTCAGTCGATACGATTCACGTAACAAAAAGAAAAATAGAAATAAAAATCTTTCTCTACAAAAAGATAAAAGAATAAAATCAGTAGAGAATCAAGAAAAATGGAACGTAGTTGTAAAAAAATATGAACTAGAATCAGTAGCACGCAAAGGCTAGTAATGATAAGACTTATAGAAATGGACGAACTGGATGTTCTCAATAATGATCCAGTTCGTCCGCACGTTAATAAGCTGGATGTTGGTAAGCAAGTTTATGTATTAGATGATTTATCTGCAGTAATATGTACGTGTTATTGCAATGATATACCAACAACAGAAGAAGAACTTGAACAATTTAAAGATGTAGATGGCGACATACTTGTCGCCTATACAGTTTGGAGCAGTGCAAAAGGTGCTGGTAGAAAAATAGTTTTAGCACTTAGGGATCTAGTATTAAAAAATAATAATAT